ATATATCCCGGATCCGTTCTCGATACTCTTGTTGATATTGGCATCGTTCTGGTTGATTTGCTCGATAATATTCTCGTCTTCTCTCTCGGTTATAATACTTTGTCTGCACTCGCGACGATTTATTGACCACCCGCGATTTCTTTTAATAATAATAAAAATAAAAAATAAAAAATAATTAAATTTAATTTCCAAAATTATTTTATTTTATTTTATTATAATTAAAAATTATTAAAATAAAAATGAGCGATTTAGAAAATGTTGCGCAAGTCCCGATCATTGATGAAATGACAAATGATGTTGAATGTGTGGAAGATAGTGATGAAGAAGATGCAGAAGAAATTCGAAACAGAAATATAGAAAAAGAAGTAGAGAAGAAAGAGAATGAAGTTCCAGAAGTATCACAGAATGAAATTCCAAATGATGATGTGAGTTTCATAAGTGATGATGATATGCGAAAATTATTATTATTATTTTGTGTAAATGAGGATATCCCTGGTCATTATAAGAATTTAATTGGTAGAATAATCAAAAAGCAAAATTATACTAAAAGTGAAAAAATATATACATTAAATACTTTGGGATATATATGGGATAAAGCAAAAGAAAATATAGAAGTTCCAAAAATAACTAAAGTTATATTGATCCGTCGTCTTCATAAATTCTTATTTGGTAAATTCGACAACTAAGTTGATATTTAAAAAATAATGAATAATAAAATATAAAATATCATATAATATTATATTATATTTTATCCATTCAAAATGTGTGTTATTATTACATATCCCGTTCGCTATTTTAAAAATAACTGGTTCGCTGATCTATTTGAGGGTGATGCTCGAAGAGAAGCAGAAAGAAGAATTCAATATGAAGAACTCTATTATACTCCGCGTGTTTCCCTAACTGCTGAAGAATTCGGAGATATGGATGAGGCTCAAGAAGAAATAAATGAAGATTTAAATCTTCCAAAATTAGATCAACAGAATGTATTACTCAATGATGCTATTATTACTAAGAATTGGAAAGGTAAGAAGTATTTCTTAAAATGCTTCATGATACCTGAAAAAGGTTATGGTGTCATATTAAATATATGCGATGTTATGCGTAATAAATTTGTGGAAGAATCGCGGAAGATCGATGGTGTGAATTTCTATTTCTATGATAAATGTAAATGCCCTAAAAATAAAATAAATAAAATAAAGAAAGATATAGAAGATCTAAATAGTGAGGAAGTAGTTGCGGAAGTTGTTGCGGATGTGCCAGCAGTGGCGCCAATTGTGCCCACTGTTCCTGCGGAAGTAATCAAGGAAGTAGTTAAGACTCCTAAGAAAATAAAGATTGTTAAGAAGAAAGAAGTAAAAGAAAAAATAGAACCCAAGCCTGCTGTAGCAGTTGTAGAAGAATCGGGGGACTTAAAGAAATTGAAAGAATATGAAACTCTCTATAAAAATAAATTAACAAAGAAAGCTAAGGAGAATACTGAATATATTAATTTAAAATATAAATCGATCCCTCCCAAATCCCATTTTATAAAAGACATACCACTTAAAGAGGGAAGAAAGTATTTATCAACGGCGGATCGACCAATGAATGGAACAATTAAAAGATATATTGATATGATTTATCCCGAGCAGAAATATGCAAATAAAATGGAAGAGATGATAGATAAGATCCGTCTATTGGGATTATTAATGAAAAATATTGAGAAAGAGCGGGCGAAAATGCCAAAGGCACCTTCGGTGGCGCAAGTTCCGGCAATGGCGGCGAAACCTGCAATAGTTCCCGCTGCAATAGTTCCCGCTGCGAAAAAAGAAATAAAGAAACAACAAAAAGAAATACCTCAGGTTATTCCATCTAAGGCAATTATGTTTGCAGATCTATATAAATACTTCCAAGACTATATGAAGAAGTGGAAGCAAGGTGTGAAAGAAACGCCTCAAGATAAGAAAATAAAGAAACAAAAAATAGATGATTTCCGCATTTATATTCGCAATCTAAGAAATGAGAAGAATGCAACTAAAAATATATTTAATAAAAAAGACTTGGAGAAACAAATAAAAGGATACCAAGAATTATTAAATGCATTATCAAATAGAAATCCTAAATTAGAAGATTAATATTAAATATTATCTCATTTAATAGTATATCATCATTTCATATTTATAATAATAATGTTTCAAGACCCAAGAATATACGATTTAAACATTCCTACTGAAGCCTATCGTAAACAACGATTAGAAGATCTAAAAAAAAAAATCGATAGAACCGCAACTACACCATTTACTTATCAACCTGTCAAATCTAATTCAACTCATGTTGTTCGCGGCACGCCCGCATATGCTATGTTATTGAAACAGCGACAGCAAGCTATTTTTTATAATATGCGTCAAGCAACAGAAAATCAACCTGAAAATTAATTATTTATCATCTTCTTAAACTGGATCCGAAAAGATGGATTCTTCTCTTTTTCTTTTATTGCTTTTTTCAATTTATTCACTGCCCCCTCTTGTATAAGAGTGGGGAGTGTGATTGGAGTATCCACCGAAACTTTCTTCATAGGCCTGCATACGGGGTATGGCTTTTCTTTTATAGATTTGCGCCCACATGGCTTATAATTTCCCATCAATGCTTCTTTCACATCCACCCAGTCTTCCCTCATCCAACGCTTCATTTTTCCCTCAGCTTTTACATTTTTTAAATAGTCCGCATATTTAGGATTCTTCTTCATCTCGCGGATCATCTGTAAATTTTTATAAATTCCATGTTTCATCTTCTTAAATTTTGGCATATCCTTTATTTCTTGAGGGATTTTAAACTGCCCGCCTTCTAATGTCGGATTTTCTATACTATGAGATTCAAGTAGACCCTTATCTTCTTCCTTCTTCACCTCAATATTTGGGTTCGCCTCAATATTAGGTTGAATAACTTCCCGTAATTTCAATAATGGATCATTCTCCGTATAAACTTCATGAATCCTCTCATCGGGCTTATTATTTTTTGTATCACTTAATTCAAATGATGGATTATATGATAATGTATAATCAATATAATTTTTCACTTGAAAGTCTGCTGCGAGACGTTTAATGATTGCACCAGCCAGTGAATGCCCTACTAAAATAAATCTATTATGCTTCCCATGGCGGCGAATCATAGATAACATATATTCTTTATCTTTTTCATATCTATCACTCTCGCGGACTTTCCCGAATAAGTGTGCCACATCTGCCTTGATATCCGTCCAGCTCGTCAGCTTCGTGCCCCGAATACCTACGACATATTTGAATCGATAGGCAGGCGATTGATAGGCGACCATTGTGGGGAATCGGTCAGTCATGCGCCATGTATTGCCGTCTTCATCAGTGAGGGATGATTTAGGATTATCTTTATAAGCTTCCTCGGCGATCTGTTTCAGGATTTTTCGGGGTATGCGACCTTCTTTCCATATACCGCCCTCTTCTAACTGCATTTCTGCTTCGGCAACATCTTGGGGAATATTGCCGCCAGCCATTTGGAGCTTATTGAATTGATCATTAAAATTGCGAATCTGTTCTTTTGATATTTCCATTTTAGCGATTATTTATGTTAATATATAATATAAATAAACAAAATTAAAATGAAATTCGAAGATATATTACGTGAAATATATTACAATCCTCGCGACTATTTGAATGAAGTTCGGAAACGGGCGAAGAATAATAACTACAATCCCGCTGATGTTGAATTCAGCGATAAGATGAAAAATAAATTAATGATTAGCGACCCCGATGGCAAGAAGGTTCATTTTGGTCTTTCAGGCTACGGCGATTTCCTGATATATAAACATCTTGAAAGAGAAGGTATTGCACCTACTGGGACTGCTGAGAAAAAAAGGAATGTCTTTCAGCGATCTCATGGACAGCTTCAAAAAAATATTCAAGCGAGGAATAAGGGGCGTGATCTCAAGTATACGCCGAATCAGCTCGCGTTATTATTGAACTGGTAAATTAGCAGGTATCAGCTCGATCCTTACAACGCCATTTTTTTTAATTGTAATTTCAACTTGGCGATATTTATTTTTACATTTGCATTTTGATTTTTTATTATTATAATTCGAATATTGTAATGTCATTATTAATTATTGAATGATATAATTAATAATAATAAAATAAAAATATAGATTATCCGTAATCTTAAATTAAAGTTTGATTAACAGTTGCACCAAAGCCCGCAACTGATACGTTATTTGTTAATAGAGCACTGCCTAATGCATTACCGGTATTTGAAATAAGATTACCACCATTCGCCTGAATTGCTTTACCAACGGCACCATATATGCCGAATTGGCAATCTGAAATAATCAAGTTTCCGGCAGCATTTGTTAGTGAGATACCAGTTGCCGAAGTATTCACCGAGCTCGCGAGCACTGTGGCATTAGTCATAATAAGATTACCGGCTACATTAAATAGCACTACATCCTGAGCATTCACGACGGCGTAGTCGCTCGAAATAATAGTATTATTAATAGCTCCAACTACTGAAGCAGCAAATGACACGCGGAGAACTGGAGCCGTTCCTCTACCAGTTAATGAAGAATTGGATAACTGCCATACTTCACCTCTACGAGCATGCATTACCTCAGCAGTGTTTCCGGTTGCCTGTAAAATTTCACAATTATCAATATAGATACGTGATCCGGCACCTGTGGCATTCACGTCGACCGCATGTTCATTACCAGTATCAGCAAGGACAAAGCAGTTATTCATACGCAAGTAGCATCGAACAGTTGGGGCAAAATTGACAGCGGAGACACCAGCAGTCGCCTGATTGAAAATAGCAAGATTTTCTAAAGTAATATTTTCATTGGTAGCATCAAATGTCGCAGCAACATTAATATCTAATCCCTCAATTAATTGGACCGATTTATAACCACCGAGACCTTGGATAGTGATGCGAGAACAGTCAAGAGTAAATACTGAACCAGCGAAGCCATAGGCACCAGGTGCAAGCTGAATAATCTGGTATGATTCAGGATTGAGTGTATTGTAGGCTTTCGCACCTGTGAGGGCACCTACAAAAGAAATGGGGTTCGCGACTGTGCCGGCACCTGTGAGGAGAGCGTCGTGCGTGCAATACCAGACACGATCATATTTGGGGATATTGTTTGCAGTGGTTGCAAGGGTAGCAGTGGCGGCATTACCAGAGCATGCGAGTGCATCCAGAGCAGTTAATGCAGTGCCGACTTGCACGGATGCAAAGGAACCCGATTGGACGAAGCCATTCGAAGAAGTGCGGAGATAATCGGCTGAATTGATAGGGAGCTTGAGATCATCAAGGAGAGTGAGACCAAAGCCATTGAGATTATTAGCAACAGTTAGATTCGACACATTCGCGTTGAGACTGGTGAGATTATCAGCAATGAGATTTGTAATAGTAAGTGCCGAATATGCCGAGGGATAGCTGGCGAGTGTTCCAACAATCGGGTTAATAGCTGTTAGATTTGTAAATATGCCATCCTGTGCGAATAGATTATCAACACTGAGATTCGAGATTAAAGTATTGCTTATAAAGTTATCAACAGTGAGATTGGTCGCTGTAATATTATTGATATTCGCATTGACGCCAACGAGATTCGAAATGTTGGCATTCAACGAGGTCATATTTGTATTGCGTAAAGTAGCAACGTTGAGCGAAGCGAGGCTGGTAATAACGGGGGTGAATGAACCACCTACGGTGAGATTGCCGAGTATTGTCGCTGAACCACTGACTACTAAGTTAGAAGTCACATCATGGGCGGGCGAAATGAATTTTTGAGCCTGAGGGACTGAGAGATGTTTGAGGGTCTTATCATATTGTAAATATACGGTCTTCTCCTGAGTTAGACCATTGGTATGCTCGTGAAAAATATGGCCTGATTGAACATTTGCTGAATCTAAAACTTTTACTGTATACGTATCATGGGGGACGAGTGTGGTGCCAATACTATTGTTATTCATCTGCAGGATTGGCTCGACTCTGCCGCCGAGTCTTGGATCGATATTTAATTGCTGAACCGGGAGAGCGTTTAAAAGAGGAATTGAACCGAGAGACATTTTAGATTTATAATAATTTGATATATATTATTATAAATAGATTATTTTTTTTCTGTGGAATTTTATTAAATGAAACTTTGTTAATTAATTTTTTTAATAGGGATAAATAATAGTTCCACTAACAATAGATGTTCCGGTTGCTAACAATCCTGATATAGTATTATTAGCTACAATATTTATATTACCTCCTGCATTTGTTAAATTGACATCGGCCGGAATTACTGTTGCTCCTTGACTAATGATAACGCGTGATTGAATCACTGTAGAGTATCCGGGACGTATAGAAGGGAGTTCATTTCCTATTGGATTTTGGAAAGCTCGATACTGCCATAATAGATCATTTTGAGCTACACTTGTTCCTGAAAGTGTCCCGAATACATTTAAGAAAATATGAACTAATCGATTCACTTTGTCGATAACTACTCTTGATGAATCTGTAGGTGTTGCTGCGAATAGAGATTGAACTGGTATTGAAGAAGGAGGGACTAATATATGGACATTTGTTAATCCGTCATAAAAAGTGGGGTCGAGGAAAGCAGAAGCGATTGACATTTTTTATTATATTTATATAATGAGATTTTATATTTTTCCCTAATTTAGAACAAATAAGTGAAATAACCTTGGAATTGAACACTATCATTGGGTCCTACAGTTAATGCGGAATTTTGGAAAATATATAAATATATTTGTGCATTGTCCCATACCCAGTAAAATGGGACCTGAGTATTATAATTAGTAGGAGGAACGGTATTAGCATTAAAATATACACCTTGGAAATATCCGCTTAAATCATCGCTGTTTGGTGGAGGGATTTGACCAATAGCAGGAGCATCTGTTTCAATTTGTATTAATGCCGATGTTGTTTCTGGACTTTGTGCAATTGTAAATGGTAGCCCATTTGCACCAGATTCATTTTTAGCTTCTACATTTACCCAGACGTGGCACACTCGGCTTGTAAAATCTACAGATGTTAAACAATTGTTAGTGATTCCAGACAAATAACTCTCCTCCGCACTGTTAACACCACTTTCTATATTATCGTCGTCTATTTTCCCATTGTAATTTATATTACCATTTGATACGTTAATTAAATTGCCAGAGGCATCTGCCCCTATATATCCAGAATTAGCTAAAGCGGGAATTTGCACACCATTAACTACTATTTTAGGAATAAGTGAAATACTTGCAATTGACATTTTATTATAAAAATATTTGAATTATATCTTTATAATAAGATTTTTTATTTCTATTTTTAATAAAATCAATAAGGATATTGCATAATACCTGAATAGATCACCTGCTGTCCATTTGTCGCCGACACTTGTTGTAATCCTCTTACATTCATTAAGCCGGTATTTGCGAAATAAGCGGACATATAAAAATTGTCACATAATGTGGTAAAATTGGGAGTTATTGAGAAATTTGTTAGATTAATTCCTGAAAATGTTGTTATTGTATTATTCGCAGGCAACAACAACTGGAAAGATGCAGATGGAGGCGGAAGTGTTCCCGTTGCCGTTGGTGTCCATGCTGTATTCATATCTATAGTTAATAGTGGAAACTGATTAGTATAATTTCCTACTAATGTTAATCCAACATTTAAAAATATTGTTACAATACGCGAATTAGGATCTATAACAGCATACGATTGAGAAGTGGGGGTCGAATCATTAAATGTTCCATCTTGAAATATAGCATTTCCTAAATTCCACGAATAAGCAGATGATAGATTCCCAGCAATGATTTTGCCGTTCGCATCAGTTGAAAGACTTGAAGCACTGGCTAAATTTTGTAAAGAAATATCACCGTTTATACTCAAATCACCGCCTGTTAAGACTATCGTTCCGTTGCCATCTTCACCTCCTCCTGAAGGTAATAACACTAAAGCGTCAGCTAATGGTGAGACTGGATCGTTCGTTGTAACTGAGATTGAAATACCATTTGGAATATTTTGATCTGTTCCTGATGCTACGCCTACGTTCCATGTAGCATATGGGACACCTGAAAGTGAAGGTATTTGGTCATTACTAAAAGATAAATTTGCAAAAGTGCCCTGTGAAGATGCTTGTGCATTAGATCCAAGAGAAACATTATTTAAATTAAGATTGTTGATTAATCCAATTGATGCGATTGACATTTTTATAATAAATTTTTACGTATATTTATTATAAATATTTTTTTATTTGGATTTTTAATTTATTTATATATTATTTTATCACATCGCCATTTGCTTCATCTTCTTCATCACGGCCGCCATCTTCTTCGATGCTGGTTCGGCTGCGCCAGTGATGCCTGCGCCAGTCATACCATAGCCGGCACTCTCTAAAGCACCTGCAATAGTCTTGGCGACATTTTTCACACCTGGAAGTATTTTTTTCACACCATCTACTATTGAACCAAATGATAAACCGCCGGCGAAGACTGACTGGTGTTCATTATCATATAATCCCATATCTTGTGAATTTACCATCAAGCATTCTTCGCTGCTTACCCCTCCTAATGTTATCGTCGAATTTCCAGATAGGTGATCTATCGAAAGGAAAGCTGGACTAATTGATAATACAAACAATTCTATTTGTTGGACGAATAAGCCAGAAGTGTTAATGATCTGTGCAGTGCACTGGAAATTGAGCGGGACTTGTCTGCCCACGCAAATTGATGGGTCATAACCGAGTGCAGTGCTACAGTCCAAAATAATGGGCAAACCGCTGAAACACTCATAATTGAGAGCAACATTTGAAGGATTGCCGATTGTTTGAGCACCATTAGTTGCAAAGACAGCAGATGTCGAAGGATTACCGAACACAGGATTAACAATTGTATTGCCTGCAGGAAGTGCGCCCCCAAAGCCCTTAAAGACTGAATATTTGCCCTTCAACGAAGCCTCACACGAGAGGCTGTAAAGACTTTCGATCGTTGCTGTCGTCAATAATGACGTTCTATTGCCGATTGTCACGCTAAGATTTACTATGGGTAAAAAGAAATTTTGAACTCCGCAGGCAAGGGGATCACTATTGTAGAATGAACGTGACGGTTTGGCAAAAATCATAATGTATCTCGGGGCCGTCGCTAAAGTAAACGAATTACTCGACACTGTAACAGTGCCGGCATTGGGATATTGGGCAAGAGCAGTCCCACCAGTTGCTGGATTGATTTGAGACGACGAATAAGGTGCAATTAAAGTATTTGACGTGCTTATATAACGATCTGTTTGCCAGTATTGTCTTATCGTGTCTTTGAAGCTATAATTTGCAGGAACACTGATGTATTTAGCCGAAAGAAGAACTTTCTGGGTAGTGAAATTATTCATGTCAAATGCAACATTCGATAGACGAACTTGGGTTGCAGTTGGCTGAGCTCGGGCAATAGCATCGAAGAAGACAGGCTCGAGATACTGGAGCATGGTTTGAGGATTATTTAAAATCATCTGCAATTGCAATTGCGATAAATTTGTAAGGCACTGAGGAGCTTCCTTGACAGCCCACTCGAAAATATTAGCCTTTAAGAAGCCGGCAATTGAGACCTGAACCTGAACAGGGAAGGTCGAAATATCAATGGTGGCGGCGGTGTTATTAAACCAACCATTTCCATTCCACTGAGGATGGGCGCAATATACGCCTTCAATATAGAGGGATGAACCTTTGGCAGGAGTGCCTGGAGTGCCCGAGAGAATATACGAGCCAGTCGAGCTCGATGTCTGGGCACAGAGGAGATTAGCGGGGTTAGGTGTATTGGGGGCTTGAGCTGGGTTAGAAGTAATTACGGCACCCATATGGCCTCCGACCTCGCTGGGTGGGTATTCGAACGAACCAGCATTCGAGACATAATCATTGTTATCATACGAGGCGAAAATAGTAGCCTCCGCTGTATCACTCTGGGCAAAATTTATACTGGATGAACCGAGAACGACTTGTAGCGTGTTTACCAGCCTCTCTATAGGAAAGCTTCGCAAACTGATACTTCCTAATGTGCTAAAAGCAACTGTTGCACCTGCAGCAATTTGACCGGTGAAGTTCAGGTTGAGACGTATCGATTGGAACGAGAGTAAAAGCTTCTCACATAAAAGTGAGGAGAAACTCGGTGACTGCCAAACAAATCCGAGGGTATTACTGGAGATACTGATAGGCGAGTATCTTTGGATGCTGACTAAATCAGGCGAGGCGCGGATGACCTTGGGATGAGCGTTGTGTAAGAGTTCACGGGGGACGTCAACAAGAGTTGTCATTTTTTAGAAATTAATAATTGATATATATTATATTCCATAGAAAATATTTTTACAAGAAATAAAATAATTATTTTTCAAAATAATTTAATTTGAAAAATATATTTTTCATTTTATAATTTTAGATTTTTTATTCTAAATTTTTAATCTTCATCTAAACGTTCAAACATAATTAAGAAAGAAATATTCTCATTAGGATTGATATAATATGGAATATAATTGCCTAAATTGTCATTATAGTAGAGTGTAAATTGAATACGGCGAAGCGGATCATCACTAAGGAAACTACTACGGCGATATTCGGCAGTTGGCTGATATGCAACGATTGTTCTTAGGTTGGATCCTTGAGGGTTGTCTACTAAATCGAAGCTTGCAATAATAGAACTGACGGCGGACTGTGATAAATTATTGGCTTGTTCTCCTTGAGTTTGACCAGGTAAAGGCGGATTATCAACAAAATATGGCGTTATATTGAAGGCGTTGCTGGTCAATACTATAGACTTAATAAGGGTAAAAGCATCCAAATTAACAACTTCCTGCTGTGCGGTTGTAGTTGTTCCCGCATCATCCACAAATTGGAAATTAAACAATCTTCCAAAAAAAGAATAGAAATTGAAATTCTTTATAATACTTCTTAATTTACTGTTTATGCCTGCATTAACTCTACCACCTGCACCAAAAAATGCTTTAGGTGCTACAACTGATAATAAGCCAGTTTGAGGATTTAGGCTAATAACTGGAGCAGTTAATCCAGCAAGTGCTGGAACTGCTGCGATCATTTGAGTTGTTGCGGTTTGATACGCCGTATTGATTTGGTTCAAAAATCCAAATATCGAATTTATGGAGTAATATTGAACATTGCCGGTTAAATTTTGGAATGGTGCCGAGGATGTGAGGGCTTGAGGATTTTGTGAAAATATTCCTTCGGGGACGTGGATTAAATTAACAAATATTTCGGTTGATGTTATGGTATCAAATAATGATACCCCATATACAGATTTATTGGGATTTCCCTGATTAGGATCGCTGTTATATCCGTTATTTGATGGGCCGAATGGGAGAATGTAATTGAAACATCTCGGAAGGTCACGGGCCCCCACACTTAGTTTGATGATACTGAATTGATATTTCGTGCAATTGTTTAAAAGTGGAATATTTTTAGAAATGTCGAAAATAACGGGTTGAGGATTCTCTGAGGAATTGCTATAGGAAAAAGAATAGTATCGATAATTGCTCATTTGGAAAATTATAAAATAAATGGAATCATATATAATATCTTAATATTTTTTTTATTTTATTTTTTCGCTTTTATTTAAAAATTAAATTTACTACTTCATCATAATTTCGCAATTTCCGCTTCTTCTTCACTTCATTCACAAGTCTCTTAAACTGGCGCTCGTCTAACATTCCCGCAAGATACATCATTAGACGCCAGCATGCCCATTTCCCACAAGTTGAGACATCATACCCATCTCCTTGGTATTTGTTATTGTTATATGTTATTTTTCTTATGCTATTATCATTCATCAGCATGCGGGATAGATGTAATTCATTTTCGTTGAATTCGCAGCGATCATGCCCAAGTTCTACAATGTGATTGTCCGGGTATTTTCCATATGAATCGAAACAATAAATATCATTATTCTGTTTATCCATGAATACTAATATCCAATGCCCGGCGACACCGGATCCATTCGCACCCCGTGTTGTATGAACTACTAATATGATCGCAGCATTATAGGGATTATTTGTTAGATGACGAATGTCGCTATAGTTCGCCAATTCGGGATATTTAATAACTGGTAATCGGGGGTATATATCTTTGATATCAAAGTTCGTCATTGCATAATTCATGTCGCCAATTTCTGCCATTTTAAGATTTATTATAATTATTTTTTTATTATAATAAATATGAATAAAATATTCCTATATATATTCTTAAATTAATTCTACTGAGTGTTCGGTCACAATCATAGAGGGAACAGATTTTTTAATGTATATCCACCTTGATCCACGTATGGATAATATATGTGATATTTTTTCAGGTGATAAATTTGTGTAGTTCTGGAGCAAATATAAAAGATTTCTTCTTGAGCTTCCGGCTGGGAATATCACGTAAGCCCCCGACTCATATAGTGAGACACGACTCGCGGAGTGATTACAAGTTAAATGTGTGGCCTCACAGAGCCCTATATGCAATTTTCTCCCCATACAGAGTATACGATTTTTTAATGCATCAAGATATTTCAGTAATACTTTATCCACAGAAGCCTCGGCATCGTCCCATATAATTAAACTGTCCTTGAATTGAGCAAGCTCAGGTTCTGGATCTTCTTCCATTAGTTGACGTGTTAAAGGGACTTTAATGACATTGAGTCCTTCGAACACAGGGTCTGGTTCATTGATAAATGAGAACAAATAGATGTCCCGATTCGGAAAAATCTCCCGATAATGTCGAGCATACATCCCAGCCCAATGGCTTTTGCCAGATCCACTCATTCCCATGAGCCTGATTACGCGAGATGCTTGATCATCTGTTGGTGATGGTAATACCTCCAATGTATTATCACTCAATATTTGTTTCTTGATATTTCCATTTCGCATTTCTTCAACTATAAAATTATAAACACGAGCTAAATCCTCTTGAATAGGAGGGATTCTTTTTATTATATGTTTCATAATATTAGAAGATACTTTCGACCTTTCCCGCACATTATTAGCAGATATATCAAAATCGCGAAATATTTTATCCCAATCAAGAGTCTTTAAAAAATTGCGCTCATCATCCTCTTGTTCAGTAGTTCCATCTGTTATATATAAAGTCCGAGATCCATCCTTTACAACGGGAATATTTTCTCCTTCTTTACCTTTCTTATAAGTCAAACTATACATTTATTCAAAAAAATATTTAATTATATAATTACCATAGATTTTTTTCACAACAAACACACATTTTGTTATTTTTCAACAAAAGATTTCACTATTTTTGGCATATTAAAGCCTATTTCTTCACCCCATTTTAATGTCTCCGCTTGTAAATAATCATTTACCTCAGTAAGAAGTCCCTCGATATTTTTTAGAGAAAGTGTATTATATATTTTATCAATTTTTTTATTGAATAAATCCCGTTCTTCATCGTCCAAAAATATTGTATTCATTTTGAGGCTCTGTAAAGATAGGCGAATTAGATCTTTTTTTATTTTTCCTTTATTATTTTCTATTATTGTTTTAAGAACAGAAAGACCTGTCTTCATAATATATAAATTTCCTAAAATTGGATTGTTAATAAGCTCATATATATCCTGCATCATTTTCTCATCTCCTTTCTGTTTGTAATAGGTTAACAATCGTTTCGCTGTCTTATAATAATTGCGATCGCTGTAATATTGTTTCACAATATTGAGGCGCAGCGAACGTAAAAATTCTTCATCTTTTTCGTCTTCTTTTTTAACAAGGTCTGGAAACTGAATATAATTGCTCGTTTCGAAATAGCGACCCATAAATAGTTGAACATCAAATTTACATATAAGATCATCTTGTTCCAATGTGAAATCTGCCTTTCCATCAATAATATCACGCCCTGTCCAACGATATACATACAATGACCGCATTTCATCCACGAGATTATAATAGACTTCATCCGTTAGCCGCATTTTTAGAACCTTCTGTATCTTGCTTACATCATGTCCATCGCCCTTCATACGTTCGAGGAATTCCGCTATTTGTTTCTTGTTTATTTTGGATTTATTTTTTAATAGTCGATCAACTTCATCACGCACGACAACATTCTCCCCCATTTTCACTTCTCCTAAATAATAGGAACCATCGCGAATCTTCAGGATGGCGCGAAAGAGATCTTTTATTTCTGCAAGAATGGATTTGCGACTATCTTTCCGTTTCACTATTTGCATAATATCGATATCACCTCGAAAAATGATATGAGGGTCATTAATACTTCCGTAAAATAAATGGTCTTCATTGGACAATAATATTTTTTCAATCTTGTCTTGTAAATCTTTCGGAAAATCTTTTAAATCTATCATTCTTTATTATTAAATATTTATTATTTTATAATAAGTATAAATATATTTTTTTCTATTTTTTTTATTAAGCTACTAAATAACCAAAATTACCCTTTTCATTTGGGACAACTCCAATATTTAAAAATTTAGGAATTGAAAAAGATTGTGGGGCATTATAAGGTGGTAATCCAACTGGCGAATTAGATTTTGCCAATGCTACTGCTGGATGTCTCTGCATTCCACAACCTACTACTGGATGTCTCTGCATTCCACAACCTACTACTGGATGTCTCTGCATTCCACAACCTACTATTCCTCGGTAAGTTCCATATTTATTCTTTCGTTTATGACCATAACCTTCACCCGATTCTTCAAGACCTTCAAATGGATTTGATTGTTCTATTTCCTCGCCTTCTTCTACAGCGGCCGGAGCAGATGACGAAGAAGATAACATACTTGTTAGATCTGCAATAGCATCAATTACTATTTTAAAATCATCTTCTATTTTTTTGGTGCGAGAATATTTGTTTATCTCTTTTGCAAAATTATTCGCTATTCTATATAATGAATTCTTTGTTTCAGTAGTTGGTAATTTGGGATATATTTCTTCATATATTCTTATTAAATCAGCTTTTACTTTTTCTTTGGCATTCTTTACTTTACCTTCTATTTCAGGAAATTTTAATGCAGGAATAGATCTTGCCCCAGGTGCTACTTGTGATTCTTCTTTCTTCTTTTTTTTACCTGGAGCTATACTTGATGATTCTTTCCCTTCTTCAAAATTTATATTTATTTCCCGACTTACATCTTCTAATGCCGGAACTCCTTCTTCTGCTGGTATTCTTTCTTGTATTCTTTCCTCTAATAATTCGATAATTTGATTGAATACATTTTTTATTGATGGAAGACCCTTTCTAACATCTTTATCACTTATCAATACATTAATCTTATTCATTATAATTTTGATCATATCTAATAATGCTTTTGCGTAATCAATCGAATATGTTTCATTTACCATTCGTTTCAATAAATTATTCAATCTATCTACAATAGCCTGCGAACTCTGTAATTTTAATACATTTGACAATGCTTTCCCTATGTTTGCTAATTTCTTTCGCTCTTCTATTGATAGAACTACATTTAGTTCAATCGGTAGCAATGGTGTTAATATTCCTTTATCATATCGCGAGAAATTTAAATCTAATTTATAAGGTGAACGTTGAACTACTTTCTCCATCTCCTTTGATGATGCAACACTTTCACTATGTGTCTCCTGTTCACCTTTGGCTTCTTTTTGCTGAATATATTCTGCTAATTTTTTCTTATATAATCTTCGAAATACTTTACCTGAATCCATTTTTTTATTAATTATAAAATCATATATAATTAATGAAGATATTTTTTTATTTTTTATTTCTATTATTTACAAATCATATTAAATTATGCTCTTTGATATAACGCGAGGCTTGCCCTAATTTCATGCCTTTATTACGCATTAGATCACGAACCATTTCGCCGCGGAGAACTTTCTTGTTTGCTTTCTTCATATCTTTCGCAATTTTCTCTATTTTATCCAAATGCTTGTTCTCACGTTCCTCGTGCTTGACATGCTCGAGTTCATGCGCTTCTTCTTCAACCTCACTTGCGCTTTCTTCGCTCTCTTCTTTCATTATTTTTTTTTTACCGCCTCGTTTCTTTTTCCCTAAACCAATTAAGGGTAATATATGGCTTCCTAATTTCATCGTGGTATCAAAGCCTTCGACGAAACCGGTTTTAAAATCATCCCAGAACCCACGTCCCGATATTTCTGGATTACCTATATAATAGGGGAGAGGATTATGAGATAAAAATTCTTTAAATACCGGAATATTTCTCATTCTTCTTATTGGAGGAGTTGGATCTATTTTATAAAGTTCGAATGTATTCATTAATGGCGGGGGAACAATCAAAGTTCTTCTTGTTGGAATATTTTCTCTGTTCATTTTTAAAAATAATATTTTAATATATTATATTGCAATATAAAAAAAATCGTTGATGTCTTATAAAATCGCAAAAATCATTAGTGATACTATTTTAATTCCAGCATCGTCTTTCGCCTTATTTGAATTAGGTAAAAATTATTCTACAATTAAAAATTCCATTCAAAATAATAATCTCGTTAAAAATACATATAATAATATTTTAAAACAAAAATCATTTTACAAATGAAACGACAAGTCAATTTTAATATTACTATTCCGCGTCAGGTAGATAATAAAATTACTAATGAAAATAAGATCCGCCCTCTCTACAATATTAAAAAATTCTATTATTATATTTCTAAAAGAATAGATAATTGGGGTTATTATATTTTCTGCATTTAATTATATATATATCCCAAATAAAAATGAACGGCAACAAAGTTGACATTGGGCGAAGCAAAACTTCGCTGAACATCCAAGCAATATTATTCGACAAAGAGAAACACTCTTCGCCGGCGGCGATGAAATGGCTAAAGAAGCATCATTTTGCCCCTATTAAGCGCCAGCATCTTACTGATAACTATCGCAGATACCGCATTCGCGAACCTGAGGACTTTATTGAGAAATCATTCCGCACAATTGACATAGGTGATGGATCTATTAAAATGATTATAGGAAAATTAAAAGAATAAAATAAATAAATTTATTTTTTAAAATAATAATATTTAATTAATATATATTATTATTTATTAGCATATATGGAAAAAATGGAAAATATTAAATTAGAAATTGTAAAAGAAAAGCCTAAAAGAGGCAGACCCAAAAAAATCATAGAACAAATTATTCAGGAAGAAGCTCCAATCGTTCAGACGATCGAAGAACAAGTCATAAAGAAACGAGGACGTCCGCGGACGAAACCGCTACCTGATCCTAATGCTCCTAAAAAAATACGTGGTCGTCCAAAGAAGGTAAAGCCTTTTGAAGCAAAGCTGAATATTGAGATACCTGCATCAAAATACCTCAAACAGGGATTCATGAAGAAGGAAATGAGTGAGATGGATAAAATCAACATGACAGAAACCACTCAAAGTATACTGGAACGAGCTCATAAGTCAGGGTTCCAAATTCGCGATCTAACAAAAGAATCGCCCGCATTTATTGCAAACATACCTAAAGGGACATTTATTAAGTATATAACAACACCACTGAATCAGTTCCGCATTGGCGGCATTCTTCGCCAGGTGGATGATCAGCTCCGTTATTTCAGCTTATATAATCCTAAGATGAAATCAAGTTGGAGTGTTCAGATTAAAAATGTGAAGTATCTTATGTTCAAATCTAAAAAAAATATGGATGAAGCGGAAGATGATTAATTTATTATTTTTACAACTATTAAAATATATTTATTATCTTAATAGTTTAGAATAAGTCACGAACCCCCAGATTACATATTATACGAGAACGCGTGGTTCGTGACTAATTTAAACCTCCAACATCCATTCCATCAATATCAGGGGGGGTCAGGCACTCTTGGATGGCATCGCTATCCATCATTTCCCATCGTTCATTACGATCTAATATGTGTTCAAAAAATGGAAATTCATGATTCAATTCATACGATGGCACTCTTACTTGTTTGCCATTTATCGTTATTTTCTTGTTCTTTGTTTCTTCTACTATTCTTAGATCACATCCTGACCAAACTCTATATATTTTTCTTAAAAATATTACTGTTGTTCTTATATCTGATTCTCCAGATTCTCCCGTCTTTTTATAATCGCGGAATCCAAATATATCATTAAGTTCTTCTAACTGTGGCATAATGATTTCACTTATTTCCGCTATTTTCGCATGTGGTATCACTGTATCTACATCTTGTGAATGCTCTAATCCTAATACTTTATTGATATTTAATATTTTCTCTAACTGAATTGCATGTAATTGTGCAAGCTTTTTATATTGTTCACGCTCGCGAATCTCTACAGGTGTGCGACGCTTCTCATCTCTTATATTAAATAAATATTGTTTATCAACCTGCGACACATTATAGAATTCATTCCATATTTGTTCTAATATTTCTTGATCTGTTTCATATTTAAATGAACGAATAAATTTATATTTTTCATATTGAATTTTTTCATTACGTGTTGCCATCTTTCTTTCTATGCTCTGTTTTATAATTTTGCTTCTCTCTTTTGTAATATTTATTATATTGGCATATGGTTCAGCTATATTATCACCTAATATTTCATACAGTTGCAAATCCTCATTATCGGCTTCTAATATTTCGCCATTTATTAATTCATTGCGTGTCGTATATCCACATTTTTCTAAAAAGACTGAAAATACCGCCTTATAATTCATACGATGGAAATTCTCCTCAAATTCATTGAATACATTATTTGTATACAGCCAGTTTGGACATTCATTCTCATCCTGTGGCGCGGTATAATTCATCAAATCAAATATATCAATATGTGTCTCACGATTCATAATAGCTAATTTTGTCCCCCATAATGTATCAGGCTTATATTCAACATGTTCTTTATTGATATTGTAATAGAGTTTATTATTATTTAACTTACGAACTCGCATTGAACTCTGGAATATATCCCGCACTGTGCATGACATGGCTGATCCATAAATAAATATCTCATCAAAATGAATGATAGCAGGATCAAAATTAACTCCTACTGTGATCAGTGGTGTATAAAGAAGTAATTGAATATTTGACCATTCTTCTTCAATATTTTTCAAATTATTTGAATTATCGCATTGTTGCGCATAATAGAATTTATGTTTGGGCATTGTCTCTCCCTTATTGGTATAATAATTTACCATCTCATGAAAGAATTCTTGGGCTTTGGTCGATGAAGCAAATACACTTACAACTTTCTTCCCCTTATCAAGAGAATCGAGAATTTTTAATTTAAAATTAATAAAATCTTCTATTTCAATAGCCTCACGAGGATCTGGAATAAAAGTATTTTCAATAATATGGATTTGATGCGGGGGAATAAAATTTTTAATGCAATCAATTGTCCGCTGTGTTATAAATGCATCTGCACACATTACTCTGCTACTTGTGCTTAATAATTGTTCGAATATATTGACACAATCGCGAATCATCTTCATTGTTTTGCGACTGCTGAATTGTTTCAAATTAGATTCACTTTCATCCATGATGAGTAGATCATATGGGTGGAAATTATAATTCAATTTGAATAATGACTCCATTTGAATAACGAGTCTATCTGTATTGCATAGTTCTTTCGGTGTGTTAATATTCAAATAAGATTTGAATTTATCGCGGGTATTCGTGAATAAATTGTTAAGATCATTCGTTAGATTCTGCGCAAAGATTTGACGAGGTGATAAAATGATCACACGGCGGACATTATTCTCCATTATATAATCTTTGATTCTGCTTGTCTTGCCTGTGCCCATTGCGCTTTTAATGCATAGACATTGTTTCGTATTAGTAAACGGACGAAGATATCTCTCATGATATACTTCACGAGTTATTCCCTCGAGTTTGCTTTCTTCATATGTATCAAAGAAATACTTCATACGATCTTGAATCGTGTTACTAAAGAGGTTGGGATGAATCATTTTTGCCCATCGCCGTAGCGTATAGATATTCGCCCCTTTTTCCTTCACTACGATAAATCTATCCCACTCCTTCTCACATTCTCCATCGATATAGCCAGGAAATTGTGCTGACCAATCGATCCATTTCTGCACACTTATTCCACTATTCTTTAAAGCTGTTCCAACTGTCCACCATACTCCCCATAGTTGACGACCAGCTCCGCGATTATTAATACATGAAAGATAAAAATCATCTGTTTCCTCATATTCAATCGGTGATGAACAATCGGGACGAATCTTTAGCTTACTTTCAACATTATTTACTGATAATGATCCTTCACTTGGAGAATATGTCGCCTTGGTATTATCATTTTTTTCTTTATTTACCTTTTTAGATGATTTAGAAGGCTTATTGATATTATTAATTTCCTTAATAGCTTCAATATTATAAAAATCATCTTGTTCACATTCTCCGTAATATCCAATCAAATGCTGTATCGGATCTTCACTGTATCCATAATTATTTATTCGAATAGGTATTAAGGGACGATTTTTACCATACTTATATTGATACAGCATACGGAAGGTTTGATGTTTCATATACGGATTATCATCCATTATGATTTTTTCATCTTCATCTTTTATGAAGAAAAATTCGGGATACTTCTCTTTATTTTGATGAATATCAAAATTCATATATTGAATAAGTTCTCCTAATTCGCATGTATTCCGGAATTTTTTCGCTGTATTGATTTTGATATGGAAGGATGCCTTTTGCACATCGCGCCATGATCCTGTTGAATCAATACCACATGCAGAAGCGATTAGGATATCATTATTAGAAAAATGTTCTCCTGGATAAAATCTATTAAGAACTTCGCTGAAGTAATTAATAAATTTATTGAGAATATCATTGGGATCATGTTCTCCTATAACCCATTCTAAATCAAAATAGGCGAAACATGGACGATGCAATTCTAATAGTTCGAATCCATAGGTTAATTGTCCATACTTATTTTGTAATTCGGTAATATCGCGGAATATATAATATGCATTTGTAATTTTATGCTTCCAATTTAATATGTTAGAAGCAATTATGATATCATAGTTGAATTCTCGGGCTTTTTCTTTGGCTTCGGCTAAAAAGGGGAAAGGGGCAGATATTTTATTTTGAGGGTTCATTTTTTAATTTCAAAATTCTAATAACTAATAGCAATATTTTATTTTTAGATTCTAATCTTTAAATATTTTTAATTCTAATTTATTTTATTTTTTGGTTAGAAAAAAATAGAATAATTATAATTTATAATTTATAATTTTGGCTATAATTCGGGATTTTTAAATAATATAATTAATATCGGCAGGATTTATAACTACTTGCGGTATTTCTTCTATAGTTTCCAGCTGATCCTTAGTTTTTTTTAATTTCTTCTTTTGTTCGATTGCTTTTTGAATTTTATATTTTTTATATACATCATTATTCTGGTAATAATTGCGTTGCGATTTGTTATAACATTCAATACAATCATTTCGTCCTTTTCTCATTTCGCTCATTTCTTTAATTTCACTACATATCCGGCATTTATTATGTTCTTCATCGATCGGGACTATAGTTGGTCTACCACGGGGGCGTTTGGGGACTGGCGGAATTATTTCCGCTTCTACTTCACCGAAAGTGCCTTTGGCAACCTCTTTAAGTGCTTTGGATATTTTAGGAGCCTTTATGGAGGCAGTCTTGTGGAAGGCGCAGGGACAGTTATCAACATTGCATTTAATTATTTTTGGCATGATCGCTATTTCTAAATTATATTTTTATAATATATTATATAGCTTAGAATTTATTTCTTCAAATCATTTATTTAATTATTTTATTTAAAAATATAAATTGATTAATTTTATCATTATTTATTATAAGATTGTTAATAATAAAAAATGAATTCTAAAGTATATTGGGCTAACGTATTGATTTGTATTTCTGTAATAATATTCTGTGGGGTGAAAGTAATGTTAGATCCGCAGCCGACTACTACAAGTATCTACCTTCCTATAATGTCCGGGATTGTTGGATATTTCGTTCCGTCTCCATTAAAAAAAAAAGATAATGAAAATAATTTATTGAATAATGGCAATACAATAACAAATCCAAATAATGTATCGAGCAATATTTCCACTAATTCCTCTAATTCTATTCCCCAGTCTCCGCCATTATCCCCAATGGAAATCAGGATTTAATTATTCGTTTATTTATTTTTTTTTATTTTCTAACTAATATAGTATTAATAGTTTAGAATTAAAAAATAAGAATGAGAGGATATATATATCAAATACGATCGCCACATACTGAATTAGTTTATATAGGTTCAACAACACAGCGAATAAGACAGAGATTTGCTACTCATGTTAGTGATTGGCGGAAATATGGCGACGTTGCTTCGAAAGTTGGTTCGATGTCTTATAAAGTTTTGGAACATGGAGATGGATATATTGAGATGATAGAGGAAAGAGAATTCAATAATAGAGATGAGATGATAGATTTAGAGAAGAGATACATATTAGAAGGAGGTGATAATATTGTCAATAAATCGTCGCGAGTGCAGACAAAGTATTATAACCGAGAGAGAAGACGAGAATATTATCGAGCAAATCAACCAGAACGATGCCAATATCAACAAGAGTATCGAGAACGGATCCGGGATATAT